GTGCTCCAGCAATGGTTCTGCTCAAGCTCTTGTCTTGATTTATAAAGCCCATAACTTCTGTTGGCTTACTGGCAAATCCCTTTGCTACTAGAAAGTTTGCTAATCCTTTTGCTGTCATTCCGCCTTGATCAGGACGCTGTTTTGATACAGCAACAAAATCCTTGTAAATGTTATCAACTTCCTTGTCAAGTTCTACATCAAGTTGTGCGGCCTTGCCCATTGCTGTGTTTTTGCCAAGTGTACGCTTTAAAAAGCGAACTGGACCTTCATCAACTTGCTTGTTTTCTGCTAAAATATCGTAAACTTTCATCGTAAACTCCTATTCCATTATATTTATGCTTTTGAAGTCATAATTACTTATTAAATAATCTACTATGATCACACGATATCAGATAGTTGACTCTAGGGGTAACGTTATTGAGGAACTTAATTCTAGGGAAGAAGTGGACTATTACATAACAAACAAACGTGACACAGATCCACACGAAACATATACTGTACAAGAAGTCCAGCACAGTACTGTGAAACCTGGATTTGGACGTGACCCAGATTTACATTGAACAATTAGGACTTTGCGATGATCCATGTGATGATTGTACGCATTGGATTGGATTGATCTAAAGATCAATCGTGTTTTCGCTTTCGCTCAAACACATTTTATTTGAGTTTAAGTGCGAAGCACTTACGTTTCATGTAGATTGTTCAGTCAGACGGAACCTACTAGCGGTTCCATCTACCTCAAGCTTCATGTGAGTTCGCACAGCCGAGATCGGAAGTAGGTGTTTTACTTGCTCCATGGGCTCTGACCTTTCCCAACCTACGTCGACATCTAATACATAAAACTTGCAGAATATGCAAGTATCCTGTATTATACCTCCAGCTTCGTTCCTTTGCAAGGAGTTTTTAGGAGCAACAGATAAATGGACTCGCTAGATTCTGAACATGAGTGTGCATGTCCTCAAAGCGGATCGAGCTACCCCGATCAAACACTGTCCTTATATTGCCTTTAAATGTTCTTTAAGAATTTTGGAACCGCCGACCCTTACATTAATAATTCCGTTATAATACTCATCAGTCTCTAGCACTCTACGGTCGAACTGTTCCTTAGCCTCTAAATAGCTCATTACGCCTCTGCTTGGACACATATGTAAAATTTCTCTTGTGAATTGTTGTACACCTAATTTTTTTACATCTGCTAGTAAATGATCTGAGGAGCCCCAGTAATCTTTCCAGTCGCTTTCTTTGTATCCACGCCTTTTGTTTTTTTTGCCTTTTAGTGGTGGCTTTGTGGTTTTAAATTTAGCTAGTTTCTTGCCTACGTATTTTTTATTATTTGTAAGATTTGTTATCAAGTACACAAACCCTTCAACGCCTTGTGGTAATTCGTCTACGGGTTTTCCTTGATAAGTCCATTGCATATGGATACTTACCGTTGCCTAATTGTTGCCTTGGTCTTTCTTGGCTTTATGTTTGTTGTGTATTTCTTCCATGCGTATTTTAGCTAGAGTACGTATTTCTCGCAACCATTTTCTGGCAGCACCGTGTGTACGCACACTGTTTCTTGCTTCAAACGCTTCGCTTGCCTTGAAGTATTCTAAATATGCCTTTGTTAATAAATCATGTGTATCGTCTTTTATATCACTCATTTTCTACAACCGATTTAGGTTTGTCTATTGGCATTCCTGCTCTGTCAAACCATCTGTTATCATCAGTAACATAACAATACGATCTAAAATTGTTTCCGTCAAGACCTTTTTTTGTAAGTGCCTTTTTAGTGATACTGCCTTTGTATACACTGAAGTCTTTTTGCACTAAACGCAAACTTCCGTTCAAGTTTCCGTACAGTCTGTCAATAGGAGTACCACCAGGACCTACGCAATTTGATACTACTGTGTCACTCATTCTACTATCTCCACATCATTTTCGTAACTTGTAAAGCCGTTTTCTTTAACAACTTTCAAAACATGATTAACACGACCGACTAATTCATCTTTATGTGAAATCAAAAATACGTTTTTGTGTCTTTCTCTACCCATTTTTTTAATTACAGCAAGTGAATTTTCAACACCACTAGTATCCATTCCGCTGTCAATAAGTTCATCAATAAACAACAAGTTGATATTTTGATATAAACTTTCCCAAACATCACGGAATGCAAAACTCATTCCAAGAATTAATCTATTTCTTTCACCTCTACTCAAATTGTCAAAGTCTAAATCTTGACCAAGTTGTGTAATCTCAACAGCTAAGTCATTTAAAAATACAACTTGATGTGGCAAACCTAATTTGTCCAAATAATATGTCAACCTATTATTCAAGTATGCTAAATTTTGATCAATAATTTTTTTACGTATGAAAGAATCTTTGTTTGTTAATAGTTTCAATAAAAATTCTTGATGATCTTTAAAATCAGTAAGCGAATTCATTGTATCCCAACTTACTTCTTGCATTGCAGTATTTTGTAAATCATTAATTTGTGTTTGATAAGGATCAATCTCATCATTTTTATTTTGTAACGACTGTTTTAGACTGTCAACATTTTGTCTATGTTCGTACGCTTCCTTTGCAGTTTCGTAAAACGTATTTGGTCTTCCGTTGATATCACCAATTTCATCTAATCCTTTTATTACATCTTGTAGTTTATCACTTACTTCTGTTTGATATGCTTTTGCATCTTCAAGTTCTTTTTGTTTTCGTGATTCAAGTTCTACTTTTTTGTCATCATGTAGTGCTTGTCCACATGTATAACAAGTAGCATCATCTAAATTTGCGATATCTTTTTCTGCTTTTTCTACAGACTTGTCTGCACGTAATAATGCACTCTCTAACGTGCTTTTTTCTTTGTTAAGAGCCGTAATAGCATTGTTTAGCTCAGTCCAATTTTGTAATTTTTCATGTGCATCTAGCTCTGCATCAATGTCTAAGTGTTCTAATTCGTCAATTGATTTGCTTAGTTTTTCTATATCTTGACTCTTTTTTGCAATCCAAGCTCTTTGTGTACGTTCTAATCCTTCAATAGTACCTTGTATTTTTTCGTTTGAACTTTGTATAGCACTAATTTTTGCATTTTCTTCTGTGATAGCATCTTTAGTTTGCTTGATCTGTTCTTTTAACAGTTCTGCTTTTTCAGAAAGAATGGTAATACCTAACAGTTGTTCTATAATAGCACGTTGATCATTTGTTCGCATACTTAAGAAAGGCTCAGTATAAGTGTTCAGTGCAACAACATGTTTGAACATGTCATGACTCATACCAAGTAAAGTATTAATATACTCTTGTGTTTTCCTGCTATCACCTTGACTTTCATCTACCATTTCTTGTTCTTCATTATTAATAAAAAACTTCATAATGTTAGGTGAACGACCTCTTTCAATTCTATAATCTATACCACCCTTTTCAAAATGCAGTGTAACTAACATGCCTTTTGAATTAGTTTTGTTTATAAGATTGTTTCTTTTTATATTTGTTAATGCATTTCCGTACAGTGCATAAGACAATGCATTAATAATTGTTGTCTTTCCTGTACCATTTCTAGATCCTGCATCGTCTCCGCCTTGATCTAAGTTTTCTCCAAGTACAAGTGTAAGTTGTTCTTTGTTAAAATCAACTGCTTGGGTTTGATTACCCACACTCATAAAATTTTTAACTGTTAAATCTTTTATTTTAATCATTAAAGTTCGTTATAGATATCAAGCAACATTTTTTTATTGAAGCTGTCACTGTCAATTGCTGATATCTCCTTTGCTACTATTTCATCTACACTTTCAAACTGACTTATGTCAAGTTCTGTTGAAATTTCTTCTATTTGTTTTTGTGGTATAAGTGTTATTTCTCTACATTTGTGATTGTTAATGTAAGTTTCTTTAATAAACTGTGCCTCCTCATATGATATAGGCAAGTCTAATGTAACACGCAAGTACATATTAGGTTTGATAATGTCAGATTGTGGATCAAGCAGTTTGCTTAAAGTTGTTGTTCTATACTTAGGACACTCTGGCCAGTCTAAATATTGTGGCTCTAAGTTATTTTCTCTATCAAGTATCATCATGCCTCGTCCGTCATCCCATGCATCAGCATAGTTGTGTGGAAAAGCATTACCGATATAGTGTATTTTTCCTTGTTTTTGTCGTTTATGGAAATGTCCTGAAAACACATATTCTTGATTTACAAAAAGTTCAGCCCGTAAATCTCCATGCTCAGGCATCTCTACCATAGCATTCATGTAAAAGTGCGGAAGTTCAAAATGACCAAACATGTACTTGGCAGTACATTTTTGTATTTTTTTCCATTCGTCACCTACTAACCAAGGAACAAGTGCAACATCTTCAATTTCTGTAAATCCGTCAACTACAGTTATACCTGGAATATGTCTTGCAAACTCTGTTGAACTTACATCACGCTTGTCTTTGTAGTAAAGATCGTGATTGCCAACAAACATATAAAATTTGTCAAATGCTTGTCCTAGTTTTTCTAAACAACGTATAGTGCTATCCATAGTTGTTAAATTTAAACTACTGCGATTGTGATGCCAATCGCCACAAAAAATTCCTGTTTCACAGTTATTTTCTTTAGCTTGATTAATGTACCAATCAACAAATGCTTCACAATCATCATTGTGAATTTTGCTGTTTCCTTTCAAGCCAAAGTGGATATCCGTGAACACCGCCGCTTTCTTAAACAAAATACATACCTTTCTTTAGTCTATTATATGTTATTTTTAGATAAAAGTCAACTGCTATTTTGCTGACGAAGTTCTCTTTCTCTTTTTTGTTGGTTTTCCCACTCTCCTTGGGCTTGTCTAGTGTAACTTGGGTTCATATGATTCATTTCTAAGATATCATCTCTGATATTTTGATTACGTTTTTCTAAATTTATCACCCTTACAAAGCTGTTTGTTACTGCCGCTGTGTAGTAAGCAAAAGGATTTTGTGATTTAGATTCATCAAATTGAAGCCCGATTTGAGCAAGCTGAAGTATTGCTTGTCCTTTCATTTCGTCATTGTATGTGTATCCACGTACATTGCCTCTAGTAGCATATCTTTCACACAACTTAATCCACATCATAGCTAGTTTGTCTGTAGCTTTTCCGTGCACCATATTGAAATAACCGTTTTCCATACCGCCTTCCCAGTGGCTTTTTCCTATACACACTAATTCATCATTTTCATTAAATTTATAATGTTGAAATGGTGGAAAATTTAGTTTTACTCTTGTATCTGCTACTGTTTTAGGATTTTTCTTACGACCAGGTTCTTCTGGAATATGATCAAATGTCATTATTCTAAATACTAAATCGTATTTGTCAATTTTTTTGTAGTCTACTTCAAACTCTGCCTGTTTTACCTTTTTTCCTTCGCTTTTTGCCTTTTCAAATGCTTGTAATGTTAATCTTTTTGCCTTGTTTCTTTTCGCCTCTGCTATAGTTCTGATGTTTACTTTTTCTAAACTTGGCAGTATGATATCATACTGTGCATATTCTTTGTCTGTATAGCTGCAAAATGTATTTTTTGACTTTGCTATTTCAGCTAATATGTCTTTATTATTCAAATAGTTAATTTTTCTCATTGATTCTCCAAACATTTGTTCTTATTATAAACTACGTAGTTAAAAAAGTCAATAAATAAGTTATAAGGAGAGCAAAAAAATATGGCATACGAAGATTGGATAAAAAGGATAGCTGATTCGCAAGCTCGCAATAGTGTAGCCCCAGAATCCTCTACTCCTAACTGGGCAGGGGAAATAAGCGAGAATATATCAAATATTGGTTCTCGTGCTAAAGATGCATTTATTGAAAACATACAAGAATCATCCTTCGGAAAGTTCCTTCGTGCTACAGGTATACTTGGCGCTGAACAAAGCGAGGACTTCGACTTTGGTGAAGCAACCTGGAATCAAAACGCAAATTCACCAGGTGATTGGCGTGTTAGATTAAGTTTACCGGGCAATTTTACTAGTAGTCCAATACTTGCTCCACTTAGCAGAACAAATGGGCTAGTTTGGCCTTACACTCCTCAAATTTATGTGACTCATAGTGCTGCCTATTCGCCTATAAAGCCTATACATAGTAATTATCCATTTTTTGCTTATCAAAACTCACAAGTGGATCAGTTCAGTATCACTGGTGATTTCACAGTAGAAAATGCTTTAGAAGGACAATATTGGCTTGCCGCTGTTCATTACTTAAGAAGTGTGTCTAAAATGGCATA